CAATCTCAGCAAGTTGGTCTTGCAAGAACTCAATAATGTTCGACGTTTTCTTGGCCGCTGGGATGGCGATGGGGCCAATCAGACCATTGCGGCCTTGGTAGGCTTCAGCAAACGCGTCAGCCACGCCAATTACATCTTCATAAAAATGACCAAGTGCTTTGTGCTTGGAGTAGCTGCGAGTATTTAGGTGTACTGAATGAGCCACGTTGCGGCCCAAGAACAATAAACCCATCAATTGTGCGGCGGTCATTGTGGCATCTCCATCGGTTGCATAGGTTCAGGCGCTTCAGGCATACCCTCCATGCCAACATCCATTTGTTGTTCTTGCATCTCTGGAATACCGTTCAACTGACCATTTGATTCCATAGCAGCCGCCACCACGCCCATAGCAATGTCTTGGATTTGCTGTTCGTTCATGCCTGCCTGCGTAGCGGTGATCCGTTGTGTCTCAGCTTGGTAAGCCTTGATTTCAGCTTCGTAATCTTTGCGGCGCTGCTCTTGCATCTCAATCGACTTGCCAACTTGGTTAATCATTGAGTGCATGGCTTCCATCTCTTGGCCCATTGCCTGAATTTGTTGTTCAGCCGCTTGCAACTCAGGTGACTTGTCGTTGTTGGCCAGAATTTGCGGGTCAATGGTTTTCTTGAATCGTTCAGCCATTTCTTGTGCGCCTGGCCAATCCATGTTCTTAACGAACAAATCACCCGCCACAGTCCACAGTTGGGGATTACCCTGTAGCAGTTGAGCCATAGCCTCCAACGCTTCTTGGCGCTTGGTTGCGTAGCCTGGGCCTGTTGTCGCTACTACATCGTACTTACCCACGCTAGGGTTGTAAATTTTCTCAATCACAATGCCTTGCTCGTCCACAATTTTCTTGACTGGCTCTTGTTGATCAGGGTTGATCTTGGCCATCTTTGTCTCGCCATCTTCGCCAATCACACGGGCAATGCGCTCTGTGTCGTAGATTTTGGGGATCAAGTCAATCAATTGGCGAGAGATGTGACGCACCCCACGGGCTAAGTTGTCGCCGTAATGGTAAGTCCCTACGTCACCTTCACGCTGACGCGCAAGGATAGCTTTACCAGAACGCTCGTTTGACCCCATACCCAACGAGGCGTTGTATTGTCCCGTTGTAGATTTGATGTCTTCCGATGCGCCAGCCTTCGCCTGAAGCAAACCGCTAGAAGCCATTGGTGGTTGTGCGCGTTGTGGCAACGGCAGCACAGCGCCTTGGCCATCAGTAACATCAGGGTTTACCTCTAGATACGGCCAGTTGTTGGTGTTGGCTGTTTTCCACTTGTCTTCATAGCCTTCAAACTGACCACCGTAACCAATGAACGGCGCTTTTGGCGCCAGAGCCAGCATTTCTGCCTCTTGGGAAACCCAATAGTTGTACATACGTTGGGCATCTTTGGCGTTACGCACCAGACCCGAAACGTACAAACGGCCATCAACCTCAAACTCGTTTCCTACGATACGAATAACAGGAATCCACTTACCAGCCCATTCTGCTTCTTCTAGGATTTCATATCCGTTGATCTTGCAGTATTTGACTTTAGGATTCTGAACTACACGGGTTTGCTTTGGCTTGCCGTAAATAATCTTAAGTTGCTTGTCTTCCATTGTCCCGTCAAAGGCCGTGATGTTGCCTGGGTACAGGTTCAGCTTCTCTTTTTGGTACTCAATGTAGTAGTAGTCAGCGATTCGGATGGTGTTTTCGTTCAGCCAATTGCTGATTGATTGATCACCCACGCCCAAAGACTGCAAAGTAGAAATTGGCGCCGAATTTGGGTATTCACGCTCATACTGTGCTTTGGGGATGTCTTCGGTGATAAAGCACCATTTAGCATCTGCGCCAGTTGGGTCTTGAATCAGCGGGTCCATGTAGACCGAGAAAGAATTGCGGATTCGACCAATCTTAATGTCTTGGTTAAACGAAGCAGGGTCGCAATACTCAGTCAGGATGCGGATATAGCCTTCGCCGTAGGCAACTTGGTTTTCGCAAGCTGTGTCGTATGCCACATCTGCATCAGAAATGTACTCAATGTGGCGAATCATGCCGTTGAAAATGTCGGCCACTTCAACGTCTGCGTTATCGTCTACGGGAATGACTTTAGCGCCTGGACGATTCTGCCGTTGGTCGTTCGTTACTTGGCGAACGTGTTGGGGCAGTTTGTTAATGGTCAAACATGGTCTGGCATTGATGGTTTGACCTTGCACCGCACCGCGAGTTGCTAAAACGTCAGCAGGCCATTGCCATTGGTTGTCTGGCGAACCAGCATAAAAGCGCAGATCGTCAATTTCATCTTCACGGCTTTCAGACAAAGCGCCGATAGCTTGGTCTAGACGACTACGCGCTGTGGCCAAAATATCAGATGCGCTATTGGCTTTGCCGCCACCGTTAGACACCGCGCCTGCGGCGGCAATTCCTGTGTAATCAGCCATGTTCTAAAACTCCTGTTACATGAGTCTCGCGCATCACAACGTATGCCGTTTTCTCATGATTAAATTCTTGCCCAACGCCAAAATACACATGGTCGCCAACAGAAAGGTCTTTGCAAGTAGGACCAGCAGCTACAACTACGCCTGTCTCCATTGGATCACCAGCAGGCAATATGAATAATTCGTGCTTTTCAATATCGCGCTCAATGATAACGCAGTTTTGTAGTGCTTTTAGTGTCATTTTTTTTATGCTGGTAAAACGTGCAGGACAGCAAAGTTAATCTTAAGCGTGTCCGTGTAGGCATTGCTTGATACATTGTCTAGATTGATTGTAAACGCGCCGTCAGTTACCGTCACCACAGCAATAAGGTACGCAAAGGTAGCCGTAGCGCCAGAGGCAATGTTTACGATTACTGTGTCTAAAGCAGACACCTGAGTGTTGTTGACAACAAACGCAACTTTAGCGTTAGGAGCCATTTGCGCGTTTGACGTTGTAATCGTGCCTGCCGTTTTGTTAATCGTTACGGCTGATGCTTTGTTGCCAGTTTGTGTAACCGTCCCATAACCTGCGTTGGTGTAGCCAAGTCGTGAAGTAGCAAAAACCGTATCGGCTCTGACCGTATCTGCGCCAACAATGTTTTGGTCTTCGTATGCAACGCCAATCGGTTTGGTATTTGCCATGTTATTTCTTCTTTGCTGTTTTGGCCGACTGTTTAAAGTCTTTGGCCGTTGGTGCGTTCTTGCTGCCAGGCTTGTTCATCTTTTCGCCAGAGCCAGCCTTGATGCGCTCTTGTTTAGCGTGAATATTTGCGTAGAGTCCAGGTTTAGTAGCCATGATTTAACACTTCCATCGTTTAAGGGCTGCTTTAGCGCGCTCACCGTCTTTGGCGTTAGCCGCTACTGCGCCCATCCTTGCACAAAATGAATCTTTGCGACCTTGGTCTGCTTTGGTTTTAGGGTTAGGTGCTGGCGCTTTTAAGTTTGAACCAGTTTCGCGGTTGTATTTTTCGCGTCCTTTGGCAGTTAGACCAGCGCCTTTTGATACTGGCAACTTCTCGCCACGACCAACGGATAGTGAAACATTCTTTTTTGTCGCCATGTTATTTCACTCCCATAAAGTTACGCAAACGATCTACATATTCCATTTGCTCAGTTGTTGGCTTCAATGCAGATGGGTCTTTAGTCAAAATTCTTGCCGCCACCGTTGATAGCCTATCCATAGGGTCTGAACTATAACCAGAAAAAGCATTTTCTTGTTCTGGTGTAAGCATAAATCTTGGCGCTTCAATGTTGCCTGTACGCATATGAACTCTAGCGGCTTCATTTAGCATGACAGCTTGTTTTTCATTATCTTTAAGTTGGCTATATGGATTCATAATGATGCGGTTGTCTTCCGCAGCCATCCCCGCAACATGAGGATTTTTTTTAAAAAACTCTTCTTCACCTGGGAAAAGGTCTTGCCTAAGACCAATGCCATACACGCCTTTTGCAAAACCTGCTGATGCTCCACCTGGCATATTAAGCTCCCATCCAACCACTTGATACCGCACCGCGTTCAGACACAATGCGCCGAGATACTTCTGTGTACGACCTATGCGCCACAGGGAAAGCAAACGTCACAGCAATTGCGTCTGCTGCGTCAGGAGAGGCCAATCCTCTAGCCTTCATCTCCTTTTTGCCTTCCAAAAATATAGTTCCAGACGAGTTAGGTTTTTTTGTCGGACCTGTCAGGTCGGCCTTCAACTGTCTGTCTTTCGGAATACTAGCAGATTTTAGCCAATTCCTCATATCATTCCACATCTCAGCGCGTTTATTTCCAAAGGCTTGTGGCTGTTTTGCCTTGTTTCCAAAGTTTACGCCCCTCACTTTGTACCGCTGTTCGTTCAATCGGTCCAATATCCCGTAACCCAAACCACCTTCATCAATGACCGTTAGGGTAGGCTTGAACTCGTCAATGGCATCAATGACGCGACCCACGATCTCCATTGTGTCCTCGCCCTTATATCTCTTAATTGCCACAATATCTCTGCCTTGTCTGACCGCAATCACCGTAGAGTCAGCCCCGCCCCTTGCAGGGTCAACCCCTATCACTATCGGTGCGGTTAAGTCTTTCCATTTTTCCCGCTTCATTGCGTCATCCACAATCATGGGAGAGATAAACTGGTCTTCACCCGCAGAAGGAAACTCGCCGTAGACCTCAACCTTGGCTTGGCTTGAATCTTCCCCGTATTCAGCAATGATTTGAGAATAAATTGTCTTGTCTGTGTCTTCCACAGTCCGAGCGTCAACGATTTTTGATGTCCAGAAGTCCCGTTTGGCGTGAAAGCACTCAAAGAAGTAGCCTTCGTTACGCCGTGGGTTAGAAAACGCAAACCAATAGCGGTCTGGCGTGTTTTCTGTAAAGAATCCAGCGCCCACCTCCCAAATCGGGTTAGGAATACCGCTAGATTCATCAAAAATCAGCATCATGCCGTCTTGGTTGTGGACACCAGCGTAAGAATCAGGGTTTTCGGCACTCCACAGCTTGCCCTCGCACGACCAATAGCGTGTTCCCTTCTTCAAATCACGCTCTACTAGCTCAGTTAGCCATTGTGCAGGGATTAACTTTGTCG